GCAGTCATACCTTTTTGTCACAAAAGTGGGGTAAATTTGTGACAGATTTGTAACAGAGTTAGGGATGTCGTATCTTTGTATATATGGACGAATTCAAAATCGTGATGGATTGGCTTGCTGTTTTTGCAGCTGCCCTTGCTTTGTTTGTGCTTTGGTTGAGAGGAATAGATAAATGAAGATAGCTAGATTACGTACAAAGAGGAAGAGGAAGTTAAATTCGCCTTTGAATAATAAGGAGCTTCGCCTCACCCTGCTGTGCATCCGTTATGCCAAGGTTAATAATATGGTCAAAGAGATAAAAAGATTATGTTTAGACTACCGCTCATACTCGAAGTAATTGCCAATAACGGCAATGAGGAAGACCAGGAATATCTGGAGGATTTGGGTCTCAGTTCAATTTATGAAGAACCCACCTTCCCTGTCTTATTCTACCACATAGACCATATACACGAAGACGAAAGAAATACAGAAAAGGAGCCCCTATCTGTAATATTCAGCGGAGGAGAACAATACATCGTCAAGCACAGTCTAGTAGACCTAGCCCAAAGGATCGCTAAACTTCTATAAGAGTATAATCAATCACCTGCCCATTGACAAAGTTGTTCACTACTTGAAACCAATGGGTATCAGGTATCACTTGACAACCGGCAGACCAGTTAGCAATCGCCCAACCCTGTCCACCACGATGGAAGTTAATTCCAAAAAGGCCTACTTGTTTATTTACTCTATCCAAAGAACGATCCCGGCTGCCATCTCTCCAAATAGTAATAGGCAATACCTGCATAAAGTATGGGGCTCCGAGCCACAGCGTTTTCCAATTCTTATTAGTAACAAACCGGTGACTACCGATCACCTGCTGTTCAGCAGTAATAGCAGTACCAGTTACTCCTTGATAAGAAAAAGTAGGATTAAAGATATACTTATCCCCGGCAGTAGTAGAACATGGTACTATAGATACACATACTCCCCCTTTGTACACAATAGCAAAATCGTCAAAGGTATTGCTCAACACTTGATCTGTTCTGAGGAATACAATCCCATCTTTAGGCTTAATCCATTTTCTGCTCTTAATAGTATTGGTAATAAACCAATCTGCTGCGGTTAACGTCTGAGCCCCAATGATTCCGTCAACGGTTAGCTGAGCACCCTTCTCATTTAATATCTGTTGTAATCTTTTCATAATCTTTTTGCCAGTAGAAAATAGGTTCCTTATCCACGTACTCCCCAACTACATCAGATCGGAAATCCGAATCCCAATGCTCTGCCAAAGACATGAATAAAAGATCCTCGTGCTCATACCCAATATCATACAAACGATCCCTAATAGCTTTCATAAACGCACAGGTATAGGTAGAACATATAATAACCTTGTGATAACGAACCTGGAATGTCTTTGCAGAAACACCGAAATAAGTCAGATATTCCTCTTCCTTCTTCTCCTCCGGCACATCTATGCCAATGATGATTGGTACGAAGTTGGGCTTAGACACCGCATGAGCCACTCGCTGAGACAGAATAGAACTGTACTCAGGATTAATAGATAAAATAACCGTGTCATAGGCATCAACAGATGGCATCCTATCTATCATGCCCTTAATTAAACGATCCTCTTTGGCGATGTCTATCATACAGTACAAATATAATATAAATATGTATACCCGGCAAAAATAAATCCCCCCCCCTATTATACCCGGTAGTACTATACCCGGGGGTAAAATTAGACCCCCCCCTGGTGCATGAATTTTTCCAGATTTTGCAGGCAGGGTAAAAATATGCGGAAAGTAGTGGAAAGCGATACTTTGTGCATAGAAAAACTTTGTGTGGGGGGTGGGGGTAATAATACGTTACACAAAGTAGACATTTTTCTATAAAATATCCCCCCCTATGCTTAGCCAAATATCTACAAAACGAATCTACAAAAGCCTGATTACAACCCTTTCGAACTTATTCGATAAAATAAATCGAAAATGAATTTGCACCCTTACACGTTCGAACGAATGGACAACATATGCACCCGGACGCACACACGCACACCCACACGCATACAGGCACGCACACCCACACACGGGCACACAAGCGCACATACGCACACGCATACATACGCATGGGCGCACATACACGCACGCATACGCACGCACGCAAGCTCCTGGACTTCATATTTCCGATAAAGGTATATTTCAACCCTTTTTTTCAGCTCAATTTTTGCCCATCTAATAGGGCTATATTTCGGGGACTGATTAAAACTTAAAAATTTTTTTCAATTTATTTTTGCTTGCTAACTTATTCATTTTCAATCACTTAACTACCAATTTTTATTTAGAACCGTTCTAAATAGCGAAAAACACTTGACTTTTTTTTCGAATTGTTTTTAGTTTGCATTCGTTATCCACAAGCAAATGACAAACAATGCACACGGGTAACAAAGTTCTTTAATATACTACAGAGATTCACACGTGCGGTTTAACTACGGTTTAACCCATGACAAGCGGAGACGCTAAGCACGTGCAATGTAGCGTTATTTGACATAGCAATTAGGTAATATAAAGTGAATTTATTACCGCCATTGCCACATTACCACTTGTATACGTGACGAGTCGGCTGACACCGTAGGGCACGTATAAATGTAATGTTTATATACCACGTAACGGGTGCAAACGTAAAAGCGTGACAAACAATTTTGACCTTGTTTGTTGGGGCGCAATCCCCCCCCCGTTGCCCAAACTAAATTAAACAAAATAAAACACCATGAAAACTACATTTGAAATTTCGCAAGGCACTTATGTGCACACCATCAACGTAACTGTTAACAGTAACGTACACCACACTACGGGCGCAATTGTCGGCAAGTTAGCGCACCGTTTTTACACCGTACTTGCTACCATGCGCCTTGTCGGTAACGGTGCGGGCATTGACCTACGCAAGCCGTTTGAAATTGTCATAAAAACTGAAGGTGTGACTTTGCTCAACACCTTTGAAATTGACGAGCAAATTAAAGGGCGAATTACGTGCGGACTAACTAAACGAGGGCAGAACCGTTTTGCACGTTTGTTAGCTATCGCTTTTTGGGACGGTAAACACGAACTTACTGATGAGGTGTTTTGTGACCTATTAGATGAAAATAACACGTGCGAAACTGAACAAGTTATGGCGCAAGTTCGTGCGCTGTTAGATACACCTTATAATGAGGTTCTAACCTTTGTAGCTGAGAACGAGTAAATCTGAGCCCCAACCCCTGCAAAGTTGCCATGTTGCGGAGCGTTACCGCAAAGGGGTGCAAATTACCCAAACGACAAATATAAACGGTTGCGCTACGGTGCAACCCTCGAGGGCGGAGACGCTAAGTTTATACGGGCGGGCGTTATTTGAAATTGTGCACCAAAAAGTAAAAAACAACCTAAATTTCAATATATTATGAAAAAAGTAACTCAACAAGCCATCCGCAAATTTCTGGATGCACAGCCGTTCAAAAGTGGCAACACACAGGTACACGTATTGCCCAATGTAACTGTTTTATCTTTGCATGGCAACGAAATTGCCTACAAGTATAACAACCCCGAAAATACCGTGTCAATCTGTGCCTGTGGGTGGCTAAGTAATACCACAAAAGAAAGATTAAACGGCATACCTGGAGTAAGTATACACCAAAAGAATTACCAATGGTATTTGAACGGGCAAAAGTGGGACGGTCAATTGATAGACGTAAAATAAAAATAATAAAAACATGAAAACACTTGCCTTAATTTGTGCCGTTGGTAGCTTCATTGTTGCTGCCCTATCTTTGTCCATTACTCAGTATTTCCTGAGCTTTATTTGTATTATCTTAGGCTGTATCTATTTAGCTACCGTAGTAAATAATAAATAAAAGTATGGAATTCTGTATCGTGTTTGGGTTTGCCTCAATGGTAACCCTGGTAATTCTTTGTATTATCGTATACCTAATTGAAAAGTTATGAAATATACCATCATGTTAGACGGCAGTGTGTCGCACCGTAATTTGTCGGCAGCCGAAGCCCTGGCTACGTACTATGATTTATGTATGTATCATCCATCCCTTACTTTCTATATAGTAGATAGTAATGGGGTGCAAAAGTCCTTAATTGAATTAGAATCTGAGTCCCAAAATAAAACCATATGAAAAAAGCAGTATTCCGTGTGGGTGACACGATAGTGTTATTCACCTTTAGCAAAACAAGTAACAAGAAAATTGCCACAGCCACTGAAAAGATTGTGCAAACTTTCCATTTCAGCCGTGAGCAGTTCGAAGTCGCACAGCGTAAGACTACCATGCAAGAATTCTTTGGGCATGATGGCAAAGTTTGTTTCGACTGCCCATTCAGTGTAAGTAATGGTGCAAAGTTATCAGCGTGCTATACTCACAAGATGATGCAGTACACGGGCTTCTTATCTTCCCTACGTTCTATAGGTAAGGAGTACGGTACGTTCGATGCAATACCTTATCTGAGTCCCAAACTATTGGATGATATCGTCCAGGCTTGCACGGGTAAGTATGTCCGCTTCGGATCTTATGGCGAACCTATCCTTGTGCCTTTCGATATGGTGCAAAAGATATGTGCAGTGGCAAAATCCTGGACAGGCTACACTCATCAATGGCTTTCTTATCCCGAATACTCAGCGTACTTTATGGCATCAACCCACGCACCATGTGGCGAAGCTATGGCACGTGCCCTTGGTTGGAAGTCCTTTGTAGCTTCACCCGAACTGCTTAGCGGTATGGTTAACTGCCCTGCATCCGAAGAACAGAACTTCCGTAGTAATTGTGCTAAATGTGGCTTGTGCTCAGGCACAATGGGCAAGGGCAATAAATCAGTTGTAATACTTGAACACTAAAAATTATGTACCTAATAAAAGATAAAACCGGGCGAGGTTACACAGTAACCCTTGAGACTGGCACCGAAGTAATGGATAGCTTCATGGATGATTTGCTACACGAATATGAAGCCGAAGATATCGAGTCCTTTCTCGAGTCAGCCTATACCGGTGACGAACTGAACACAACTACAATTAAAGTAATAAAACTATGAAAGAAATAGAAAAGAAAGTCGCAAGCCTTACCGAATTGCAAGCTAAGAAAATTCTAATTAGCTTGTTGGAAGAAAGATATGAGCAACTGCATCAGTTAGCAAGAGAGCTAATGGAAGAAATTAATCCTGATGTTATGTTGTCATTAGATGAATTCATGCATGAGGTAGCAATGACCAAACGACAAAAGAAACAATGTGATAACCTATTAAAACAATTTATAAAATGAACAAGAAACAAGCAATCGAAATCATTAAGTCGGGACTCTTCTTCTCGGCTGAGTTTATCAAGAAAGATGGTAGTGTACGTACCATCAATGCAAGGTCTGGCGTAAAAAAACATCTGAAGCCCAATGCAAAGGAACCATCATATGATCCAAATGAATTGGGTTATAAAAAAGTATGGGACAGACAGATAAAAGACTATCGCCTTATTAACCTACAAACATTAATTAAAGTAAACAACAAAACAATTAAATAATCATGGGACGCTATTATTCTGGAGACATCGAAGGCAAATTTTGGTTTGCCCTACAATCAAGTGACGCTGCATCACGCTTTGGTGGTATTGAATCTGAACCTCAGTACATTCAGTACTACTTTGACGAAGACCATTTGGAAGATGTACAAGAAGAACTCAAAAGTATCGAGGATAGACTCGGTGACAAGATGGCTATCATTGACAAGTTCTTTGAAGATAACATGAGCTACAACGATGAAAAGTTGGAAGCTGCTGGTATCAGCAGAGCTGAACTCAGTGACTATGCTGACTATGGCTTAGGTAAACAAATCGAACAATGTATCATTGACAACGGCAGTTGCTCATTCGATGCGGAACTTTAATTAACAAATAGAAATGAAAACATTATTAAACTTTATCAAAAACGGTTTCAAAGATTTAGGTTATGCTTATTACGAGCATATATATTTTCACGAAGGAAGTTATTTCGCAGGTTACGTAGTGGTATATGAGTATAAATTCTTTTGGATAACCTCTCAAAAGCGAGTCGCAATATGCCTTGACAAGGAGGAGTTGAATTCAGTTTTAAACCTTTTAAAAAATAAATAATCATGCCAAAATTCAAACCACAGGTATCTTATACCACACAGCAAAGTATCATGGAGTATAGAAACTCCATGCGTAAACATTCAGTAATCGTAAGGGTGTACCCTACATACCGTCAGCTTGTCGCAGACATGGACTCCATCATAGAAGAAAGTATAGATGGCGTGGCTCGTGTATCACGTAGCAGACGTGGAGAATGGGGCGAATGGTTTGAGGTGTGGGAAGAAGATAGTTTTGGCAAACCTGCCATTGTTAAACAAGGATGGATGTAATAAAATAAAAACTATGAAAAACATTATTGATGAAAAGTTACAGAGCATCTATGAAAAGGGGCTCAGAAACATGATTGAATCAGCCTTTGCCTATGGTGGTTTTGAGAAAGGCTCGTTTACCTATAATAGGTATATCCTGCCATACAAAGAAAAGCTAGGCGAGGAAACATTTGAACGTATCTATGACGAGCATATAAAGTATCTGACTGAGAACTTTGAGGTAGAACAAAATGTTTACACTGACAGCGAAGGCGTTACATACAATTCACTTAAACAAAAATAAAAAAAACACACACCATGAAAATCGAAACATTTTGCCCACTATTTCCAGGGTTCTACAACACTATGTTTGAACCTTGTGAAGAGAATGAAATTTACTCACACAATCAGGAGAACAGCACTGATTTGTCCTATGATGATTTTGAATGGGACTATAGTGATTATCAGGATAGAGTAGCATCTGCCTTTGTTGAATCGTTTGAACGTGAATTCAAAGATATCATGCCCGGTATTGATATTAAATTCCAAAAAGTTGTGAGCCCCAGAGAGTACAACTTCCGTAACGATAGTATCAACATCGAGGTCAACATGAACTTCAATAACTTCATGGTAATTGTCAACGAGAACAAAGAAAATATCCGTGAGTACATTCGCCAAAACTACACCTCTCGTGATGGTTTTATATCCTGGCACAGCAATGATGTGGAAGATTGGTGCAACCCGGAGTACATCATGGAGAACCTTGAGCATAGGGTTGGGGCTCTGATGGAAGCACTTGCCCATGTCCACCTCGATACTGATGATATCATCTATTGGGCAGACAGCGAAATGTGGATTAACTATACAGTAAAGGAGACAGAAAATAACTAATAATTAAATCGTATGTACAAAGCAACATTAGACTATTGGAATCCCAAAAACGAAACGGTTGTAACCGAAACAGGTTTTCGTTACCTTGATAGGACATCGGTTATCACCAGTACAAAGGACATTGCGGACATAACCGAGATAGGTTTGTTTGAGCAATTCTATAAACTGAATAATAGATTAAGATATTGCAATGGTAGTTATTACAAGTTTCAAGATAAAGAATGGGAACAAAAGTATCAAGCGTGGTTGAAGTCAGATGATTACAAAAAGAAATCTTTTGATCTTTACTATGGCAATGGAATAGTAGATTAATTCAAATTAAAAATGAACAAAGAAGAAATCAAACAAGCCATTGCATGGTATCGCAGTCGTGGTATCGAAGCAAGAGAAGTTAACGATGCTGTATACATTTATGTAAAAAGTACGGAGGGGTATTTTATATACAATGAACATGAAATAGAAATCAGCACAGGAGAAGTGCTGTATCGTAGCGAATTATTTAAAGAAGAAAACAATGAGCAATAAAATAAAAGAAGCAAAGCAAGTTCTGAAGGAAGCCGGTTATTTTACCGACAACCTATGGCACATAGATGATGTATTGATGAACTTTAATGTAGACGAAGATACAGCACAGCAGATTCTATCTCGTGCACTACAGAATAGTCACATTACAGAACAAGTTTTTTATACCATTAACTACATAGCACAAGACGAATTTAATTTAACAAAAACAGAAGATGAGCAATAAACAATATGATGTTCTGAGTCCCGATGGATTCAGCATCCACTTCAGCGACACCTATGCTACTATCGAGGAAGCACACGAAGCCTTACAACAATGGGCTAAGCAGTATGAATTCCAAGGCTACTATAGTAGTATGAACTACGGCAGGATTCATATCATGGACTTGCCGGATTACTGTAACATAATAGAAGTAGAAACAATTAACGAATAACAAAATGAAAAAGTATGCAAGAAAATGTGATGTCACTGGATGTGGCATGAACTCCGGATGGGTTTGGGGTGACGGTGCATTTTACACATCAACAAAAGAAGTAACCATTAAAGAATTGAGAAACGATATCAGCAGCGGTGGTTATGACTTTGATGAAGTTGGTGCGATAGAATTGCTGAAGAAAACCGATGATGAACTGATGGACTATGCATGGGAAAATGATATCTTCTATTGGACCGAATGGCAAGAGGTAGATGAGGATTCATGGTTCGATGCTGATGGTAATGAATATCAAAACTAAAAAACACTTAACAAAACAAAACATGGAAAAATTTGCAAGAAAATGTAGTGCTACAGGACGTGGCATGAATCATGGCTACGTAGTTTTAGATGGCGAGCATTACTTCTCAGAAGACAAGTATCTTATCGAGTGGCTTCGAAGCCGAGATAATACTGAGGGACTAAGTGATGATTATCTATTTACTGAATCATTCCAATTGGATGAATGGTACTACACGGAGTGGCAAGAGGTCGATGATGATTCATGGTTCGATGCTGATGGTAATCAATACCATATGTTCGATGGCAAGGAACACCAAATTAAGAATAGTGTTAGTGCATCTGCTTTCCTTGAATGGTATATCGGTGACCAAGATGGACATGACGCAATTATTGAGAACGCAATAAAAAATCTTCAGAACACAGGTAACTATAGTGTTAGCGTCCACGATCTATTCAGAAACTGCTATTACATACCTCAGTATATCTGTAACGATTGTCCACCGCCCGACCAGGTTAACTACACATACGAAGAATACCAACCCGGTGAAGTAGATTTTCTTAACGACATAATCACAAAAAATAAATAACTTTGAACAACTATGAGCAACCTAATCACAACTTACTTTTTGTTCGGCCAAGAAGCTGCGGACATTTATCTCAACAACGAATTCGATGAACTACTCGAAGACATTGATGATATTCAATGTGCGATTTGCAAACACGGACCAGGCGATAGCGCAATTGATCTCATCGCAGCATACGATGGATGGGGTGGCTATGCCATTATCAATCAGGATGAGTACGAAAAGCTAAAAGAAAAAATAAATTTGCACAATTTGAAATAAGATAGTAATATTGCACAACCTAATAACAAAACAGCAACATGATTAAGACATTTAAAATCGGTGAGTACGCCATTGGCGGTATCATCCGGGTAGAAATACCTAAGGCAAAAAAGAAAGTTTGGAAAGTATCGGCTTTAGATTGGGACTCAGGTAATACGGTTACCTGGGCATACTGCTACAGCCAAGAAGAGCTTACATCTTATCTCGAAGGATTAACCACTTCATACTACGCAGACTTTATTACAACCAAACTCCGCAAAATTGAGGAGAAGAAAAACCACACTCATCATTCTTTTACCGCATGAAAAACACAATTATTATTGAAAAAATTCAAGACTCCGACAGAGTCATTATTCTGCACCTTACTGATGGCGCAGTCAAAGGTATCAATTATTTTCAAGGCATCGATGCGGCAAATCAATTAATCCCACATCAACTTACTGCCGATGAAGAGCTGACAAACTATGTAAAAAACTGTTGGTTCGATACGAATTTTGCTGACCATCACGAGGAAATGCAATGGATTCTGCCGTCCCCGGACTATGAAGAAATCATCGAATGCATAGATGAAATGATATGGGACTATGTTCATTTGCATCAAGAAATCGAGGATATGAAACAAAATTTATTATCGCTACAGAATAATGTAAAAATGCTCAAAAGCAAAATAGATATAGCAGAAAAAAGAATATCTATGTATAAATCTAAATAAAAAACACACACCATGAAAAAACTTAAAGTATTAGTAGCTTGCGAAGAAAGCCAGGCGATAACAAAAGAGTTTCGCAAACTCGGACACGAAGCATTCTCATGCGATTTACTTCCTTGCTCAGGTGGACATCCTGAATGGCACATACAAGGCGATGTATTTAATATCATTGACCAGGGTTGGGATTTAATGATAGCTCATCCACCCTGCACATATCTTACCGGTAGTGCTGTTCAATGGTTATCGCATCCGGAAGATAAACATCTTCCCTTTGAGGATCGGAGGCCCAATCCTAAATATCCTAACCGCAGACAAGATATGCTCGACAGCGTTGAATTTGTCAAAGCATTGTACAACTGCAACATACCCAAGGTTGCTATAGAAAACCCGGTTGGCTTATTGTCCTCACGTTGGAGAAAGCCAGACCAGATTATTCAACCCTATCACTTTGGAGATGAGGCAACTAAGACAACCTGCCTATGGTTGAAAGGATTACCACAATTAGAACATACTGATGTTGTAGGCAAGGGAGAGCGAACTGTTTTTGGCTCAGGCAAAAGCCATCCCAAATGGTATGCTGATGCTCTAGCACAAGCTAAAACAAAAGCAGAAAGACAAACACTAAGAAGCAAAACCTTTCCCGGTATGGCTCGTGCTATTGCCGAACAATGGAGTAAAGAAATATGACACATCAAGATATATCCGTAAAAGAAATGCTAGACTCGTTTGATGGCAAGATAATGCTCGTGCCTCAAGAAATGGAGGTAGTAAGAGAAGCATTGTACCAAATGTACGAGATTGGTTATCAAAAAGCTAAAACAGAAGAAAATGAAACAGATAGTTGACAAATTAACTAATACCGGTTCGGTATGTTTTAATCCATTCGACCCATCACTCAAACGTGGTCGCTACATATTTACTGTTGCCGGGTGGACAGAAGAGTATATCTCAGACTATACCCCGGAGGAATACATTAAGTTCCTACAGGAAGAAGCAAGTGATTATGTAGAAGTATTTGCTGAGGCCGAACCCAAAGAAAATATGTTCATAGATGTTGGCACTACTGATTCTATGTACTGTGTCACTTGTGATTGGGCCTCAGATGATTTGGAAGAGACCATTGCTACTGCTCTCAAAAACGAAGTGTACGAGATATTCGACAGCGAGTACAGCGATTACATTTATATAGATGAAGATGGAAACATAGTAGAAATAGAAGATGAGGAATAATATAGGTGATATATTGGAGGCGTTATACATACTGCTTCTTTTTATAGGTGGTCTTATACTCCAGTATAAGTTATGGGAGTTTGGCATATCTACGTGGGAAAAATGAAACAGATAGATATTGAAATACCAACCAAGCTATACGAAAAGTTCGTTGAGAAGTACGGTGGAGATAAACCGGCAACAGATCTTTTGTCCCTTAAGATTGAGCAGACAATCAAAATGGAGCGATGGCTAATAAGAAAAAGAAAGCCGGATCTCGAAGATAAGACAGTTGTCAGCGTTCACATCAAGGAATATCTGTTCCCGTATCTCAACGAGTATTGTATACATCGCAAAATGTCAAAAAAAGAAATGGTCGCTAAACTAATTAAAAAATTAAGCAAATGAAAGCAGTAGGCTACATTCGTGTATCGACAGATATGCAAGCAGACAAGGGCACATCTTTAGATAACCAGATTGCTCGTATCAAAGAGTACGCCCGGGACAAAGGTTATGAGCTCGAGCACATCTACGAGGATGCCGGCTATTCAGGTCGCAATACCAAACGACCAGGCTTCCAAAGTATGTTTACCCGGCTGAGGCAGGGTGGCATCAATGCTGTAATCGTATGGCACAGCACACGCTTTGCTCGTAACTTGAAGGATAATATAATCCACATGGCTGAGCTTGAGCATCGTAAGATTAAGTTCTATTCCATTGAGGAACCTATGTTATCCGGATCATCAGGAAAAGCTATGCGTAATCTTATGGCTGTGTTTGCCGAATATCAATCTGATGTTACCGGTGAGCATACCCGGAGCGTAAAAGCTAATCTCAAAAAGAATTATAAAGTCTATTGTCCTTATCCCCCTATTGGATATAAGAATCAAGATGGTGTTCTGAGCCCCGACCCGGAGGGTATGGCTGTGGTAGATAATGTGCTACAGATGCATCGCCAGGGCGTACCGCTGTATCGCATTGCCAAAACACTGAACGATAAGGGAATCAAAGGAAGTAAGGGGGGTGTGTTCTATGCCTCTACAGTTAAAAAAATAATCAACAACAAAATTTATGCTACAGATAGAAACTAAACAACAGAGAAAGATTAAAGAGCAAATCCTCGAATGTATGGAGGAAGTATTGGGTGTGCCTCGTGAATTGTGGGAATACAGAAGAACTAGAAAGAATGATGAGGTCACTATCCGGCACATCTACGGTTATTTCCTGCGGATCAAAGCTGATATGACACTGCAAAGCATTGCAAATCAGATGGGCCACCGCAATCACACAACCATTATTAACTCCCTAAAGCTCGTGGAGAATTGGTTAAGTATGCCAACAATGTACAGAAGAGAATGTCAGATAATTAAAGCAATCGAAAAAGAATATGGAGAAAAATATCCGGACTGTATTAGTTCACTTGTTGAACAAGGTGGATCCGCATTGGAGGTCTAACGAAGATCTAGTCAAGGCATTGACTAACAAATCTTTTGATCTGCCCACCCTCCAGGAGGTCGAGGATTATCTTCGGTCTCAGAAGGTGCGTGACCCTAAAGAAAATGCTGAACGATTCTTTAATTTTTATGAGTCCAAAGGTTGGATGATTGGTAAGAATAAGATGAAGAATTGGAAGGCAGCAATTAAAACGTGGAAGTTTGAAAAAGAAAATCAAGGTTTAATAGTATGAAAATCCAAATAGATTCCGAGCTCAACTACAAAGTTGTAAAAAAGAATTGGCCTAAAACCATTGCAGTTATCTTCATTGTTTTAGGTCTCATAGCAATCAATCTGCACCTGCTGTTCGACAATCCCCAGGCGCAAGTTATCTATCGTTACATTCACCCCACACGTACCGGTGATGTGCCGTTAACCCGGGACAGCGTAACCAAATGTTTGGTAGAGAACGGATGTGTGTTAGCAAACGTAGCTGTCGCCCAGGCACAAATAGAATCCGGCTTAGGTAAAAGCAATGTAGGTAGAAGAGCTAAGAATCTATTTGGTATTACATACCACAACTGCAAATATGTGACAGGCAAGTATGGTCCCTACGCTACCTACAATACGTACCGGGATAATATAAAATGCTATATTCACATACAAGATCACTACCTCCGGGCAATCAATGGCAGATATGCTGAAGCTCCGGACTATGTCGAAACAATAAAGAAAATGAAATGATACAAGTATTAGACAGACTGACAGAAAGCATTCAAGAGCACAACCCAAAGGCTATGCAGATTGCAGAGCCTGAAAGCAGGATTGATTACAATGAGTTCAACGCAAATATCAGACACCAATTAAAACAAATATATGACATTACGAGAAGTATTGAGGCTCAAGTTGCGGAAAGTAACCGTGCCCACACAGCAAACCGGAGATGAAAAGTTGTATCATTTCTTTGAAGATGAGTTCAATGGCATTCCGGTGCTAGCCCAGGAAGATGAGTACAAAGAATGGTATCTATCAGTATTTGACTACAATTGTAGGTTCTATACCTATCGTTCTGCTAAACAATTGATAGATTTAATTTCCTGTAAAGGCGTAAACTTTGACCAAAATTAATTACATTTGTACCCCTTAATCCAAATTATATGACAGAGAAAGAAAAAGTCGGAGCTATGATGAGCGCACTCGCTCTTCAGCAAATCAATGTTAATGAGATTGTTGCGGAAGTCATTATCCTAACCTATGAGAAGATCAATGAGATTGGTGGAGAATTCTCTCTCAACCATATCAAAGAGATTCAAACAGCTGTAATGGAGAAGTACAATGCCAACCTACAACAACCGGAACAATGAGACAATGAGCTTTGATGAGCTGAGTCCCAACCTAATCAAATTGGTTGGGACTTGGTCTCATTATCGTTCTGAATCACAGTTCGGGTGGCCTAGCAATCAGTATGTAATGATTGACTTTCCCGGAGGGCCTCAGATAATGAAGGGAATGGACTTAGGTACATTAGTACCAGAGCTAAAAGGACGGATAGTTAAATACATCACAGTAGAGAGAGAAGTTCTCATTCATCTATTTAAAACCAGAATGTACCCGGAGTGGATAGAAGACCAGGAAATATGGTATGTAGATGGAAAAGAGTTTCTCTCTAAAAGAGATGCAGTAGAAGAATTTTATAAACAATTGAAATATGAGCAAAGCTAAATTAACATTTACCCTGCCGGAAGAGCAGGAAGAATTTGAAACCGCAGCCAATGGGTGGAAGTACAAAATACTAGTGGGAGAAATTAAGGAAAAGATTAGAAGAAAGATTAAGCATGAAGAATATAGCGAGGAAGTATTTCTTGTGTTGCACGATTTACAAGAGTTTATAGTAACCACTTGTATTGATGAAGGATTAGAACCGTGAACGCTGATAGACTAATAAAATTAGGAATCGATTTACGCAACCGGTGGTCCGGCAGTGTTAAGACAACCTGCCCCAAATGTGCTAATTCCAGGAAGAAAAGTAAAGATCCTTCCTTATCTGTGAATATAGATGAAGGGGTTTGGAACTGTCACCACTGCCAATGGTCCGGTTCTGTTAATCAGTATGTGAGGCCCGAGCCCAAGCCTGTGGTCAGCTCACAGAATATATTCGATTGGTTCTCGTTACGTGGTATAAAGAAAGAAACAGTTGAGCATTTCGGTGTTTCTCAGGCTGTGGAGTGGATGCCTCAGACTCAGAAAGAACACCCGGTGATTTGCTTCAATTACTTTATGGATGGCGAACTGATAAACATCAAGTTCAAAACCAGAGAGAAGCATTTCAAGATGGTCAAGGATGCTCGCAAGATACCTTACAATATCGATTCTGTTAAGGATAAAGATTATGTAATTATCTGTGAGGGTGAGGAAGAAACCATGGTGTGGCATCAGTCCGGATTCGCTGCTATCTCTGTTCCCAATGGAGCTAGCAAGAACAATAATAATTTGGATTGGTTGGACTCAGTGTACGAGCTGTTAGAAAATAAAACAATCTATCTAGCCACCGACAACGATGAGCCTGGCAGAAAGTTGAGCGAAGACATAGCACGTAGATTTTCGGCCTCAGATGTACGGATAGTTGAATTCCCGGTATCTCAAAAGGATGCCAACGATTGCCTCAAAGCATATGGTCAGGACTTCGTTACCCGTTTATTTGATGATGCCAAGCCACTGCCGGTATCAGAGATTTCTAATGCCATGGACTATCTCTCTACCATTCAGTCCTACCACAAAGATGGTTATCCAATTGGTAGTCACGTTGATATGGCTGAGACCGATGCCCACATCTCATGGAATCGTGGCGAATTAGTTGTAGTTACGGGCATCCCCGGATCTGGAAAGTCGACATGGCTCGACTATATGTTCATCCGGTTGGCCCATCTCAAGGGTTGGAAGTTTGGAGTATTCAGTCCGGAGAACGTAGCACCACTGAAAATCACTCGCATGACTGAGCAGCTGTTGGGTAAAGAACTGAAGCTAATGAATGACAGGGAGATTGAGGTTGGTACTAAAGTTATCTCAAACTCATTTTGGTTTTACAATGTAGAAACCCTTGAGGACTACTCCATAAATAATCTACTGAGAATTGCAGAAACATTGATTAAACGCAATGGAATTGATTGTCTGTGCCTGGATCCTTTCAACTATATCGAACAGGAAGCCGGAGAAGAAAGCAGCAACGAGAAGATTGGCAATTTGCTACGCAAGTTAAAACAATTCGCAGTTAAAAATAATGTGAATGTCACTCTGGTAGCACACCCCCGGAAGATGGATAAGAGCAACGGTCAGTACAATGTACCTCGCCTTTACGATATATCCGGTTCTCACCACTTCTTCAATGTACCGGATGTAGGCATTGCTGTACACCGTACATTTGACAATGGAGTTAAAGATCCGGTAGAGGTCCACATTCAAAAAATCAAGTGGCACTTCCGGGGCAAATTAGGTAAGGTTGAATACGATTTCAATCGTGCCACAGGACAATACAGTGAAGATGGTAAATTTTATAATCTATTAAACAATGCTAATATCACACATTCTGAGATCGATATGTTCGCAGATGAGCAAGCGTGGTCTCGAGGTCAAGGAATTCAACCTCCCTCCACCTTTGAAGGAGAAATACAAACCGGAATATTTTAGATACAACGATAAGCCCATACCGGTTACATCGCATGGTTGGGTATTTGAAGGAAAAAGATGGTACAGGGAGTTCTATACTTCCGAAGGAATAATAAGAGTACAAGACATAGTTTATACATTATGATAGTAATATACGATATAGAAACATTCTCGAACTGCTTTACCTACATGGATTATAATCCTGAGACCCAAGAGGAAAATCTGTTTGTAATTTGGGATAAGCAGAACGATACCGATAAATTGGTAGCGTATTTAGAAAAACTAAGAAAAGATAAGTACGGCATGGTAGGCTTTAACAATATTCATTTTGACTGGCCTGTGCTGCATTACATATGGAATAGTGATAGGATAACTGCTGAGAAGATTTATAATCGGGCTCAGAGCATAATCAGTGAGGAGAAAAAACAATACGTAGAAGAATTGATTCCTCAACTCGACTTATTTCTACTCAACCATTATGACAACAAAGCTAGGCGTACTTCACTCAAAGCATTAGAAGTTTCCTGTGGTTGGGATAATGTAATGGATATGCCCATGCACCATACCGAAACAATCGATGAGCATAAACTGAGCAGACTGATTGAGTATAACCGGAACGATGTCCGCTTCACAGCACAGTTCTATGCTATGTGCAAGGAGAAGATAGATCTCCGCAAACAGATTGGTAAGAAGTACAAACTCAAGGTCATAAATAAGAGTGATGTAGTTATTGGAGAGAACATATTTTTGAAGTATCTATCTGAGGCCATGGGTACTAGTATCCGGGAGCTATCTCAGATCAGAGGTAAAAGAGCTGATGTGCCACTGAAAGATATCATCTTTCCGTATGTCAAGTTCCGAGACCCAAAGCTAAAGTATCTATTGGGCCTGATGAGACAGACCACAAGTTCGAGCAATTACCTACAGAATTTTGTAGAAGGTATTGTAACTTCTATGTCCACTAATGAGCTGGCAGAAAAATTCGAGGCCAACAATATCGCTGTTCGCAAGTTAGCTCAGGTTAAGAAAAGTTTCTCGTTCTCCATCAACTATGCCGGACTCCATTTGGATTATGGAGTAGGCGGTATACACGGCTGCGTTACTCCTGGGGTGTACGAGTCAACCAAAACTCATAAGATTCTTGACATCGATGTTAAATCTTATTATCCAAACCTTTTTATTCAGAACAGACTGCATCCCAGGCAGATGGACCAAGATGTTTTCGTCAACGTATACAATGACATTTTCAACGAAAGAGTCAAGGCACAGGTTGACGGAGACAAGTTAACTTCCGATGCGTTAAAACTTGCGCTGAACGGAGTATTTGGTAAGACAGGATCGGATGTGTCGTGTTTCTATGATCCATTTGTTTTCTTCGCTGTAACGGTTAATGGGCAACTCCTTATTACTATGTTGGTCGAAGCCCTTGTGGAAGCCGGAGCATCTTTATTACAAGTTAATACCGATGGTGTGACTATCAGTATGCCATACAATTCAGAAGGTCACATACTTGCTGTATGCAAAAAGTGGGAGCAGGAAACCAAGCTCACGCTTGAATACGCTGAGTATAGCAAAATGATTATTCGTGATGTAAATAATTACATTGCTGTATCGACAAGCGGAAAGATAAAAGAAAAAGGGGCCTTTGAAACCAAAAAGGATTGGCATAAGGATAATACATTCATGATTATACCCAAGGCTGTGAGAGAATACTTTGTCAATGGAACTCCGGTCGAAAAAACAATCCGTGAGCACAAAGATATATTGGACTTTTGTGGAAGATACAAGGCCACACCCGGATGGACTGTAGACTTTGTGTATTTGGATGGGACTCAGGAAAAGAGAGTTAACTTTGGCAAGATATATCGCTATCTTCCTGTTAAATCCGGAGGCACCTCGCTAAAGGTTAATAAGGATGGTAGAGAACATCATCTTTGCGAAGGATTTCAGACCGTGCCATTTAATCAGATAACTGATTTTGATTGGAATAATTTAAACTTTGCATTTTTTGAATTAGAATGTCAGAAATTGATCCAGACTATACAACCGACCCAGCTTTCTCTACTGTAATATTAAACATTCCACCCCATGGAATTGATTTAAGGGTTATCCTCCGGGCTCTCCGGTATGAATTGCTGCATTCTAGATTAGCTTTTAGCTACGATGTAAAGCATCGTTATCAGATTGTCATACCCACACTAAAGAAAAGGTTTAGAACAAAGTATAAAGATGGTTATATTGAAATGAGAACAGCTTCTCGAATGGTACGCATACCAGCACATATTGAGAACAACGAAATCTCCGATAGAACTATCGATATAATGTGTGCCTATTTAGAGTTGTGGCAGATAAATTATCGTTTATGATTTTTCTATACGTACTTTTTTCCAAACTCGTACGTACCGACCACCTTGAAATTCGAGAACAGGAATCTCCTTAGATTCCTGAACTTGAGGTGCTTTCTTTTGGAACTTCTTTACAATATTCTTGTGCATAATCTCACAAGCTACCATAGCATCAGCAATATCCGTATTATCTACGAGGTAATTTTTTAAATCTAAAACCATCTCCAAAAACCATATATCTTCGGTATATACTTTTAGGTAATCTATCAGATAAGAATTACCTCTCTCAGCCGTAATATCGTTTTTATAATAGCCAACAGAATCATCGTCCTTCCAGAATCCTTTGCCCAGGAAGATAGGTTTCTTTGCCAACAAATGTATCTTACCGGCATCCTTGTATTTCTGTTTAACTACACCACCCCGGTTAATTTCTATCATGGCTACTGCGTTATTGTAGTACTCCTGCATGAGAATCATATTGTTGACAATCTGATCCGGATCTGAGTCCCTTTCGGTATAGTATGCCACATACCTATTGGTATCAATATCTTTAATTACTATACATTGTTTAGAACCATCTCCCATATTTTTTGAGTTAAACGGAATAGGGTCAATCCCTGCAATGTAGGTGTGGTCCGGATGAGGATTTTCTAAAAAATGCATTGCACTAGATGCGTCAGCCTTTTTAATTATCTCCCCGGAGTAATCTCTCAGCAGATAGGATCTATCGATCGGAGGCCGGGATGATAAAATAATTCTCTCCTGAGTGTCCAATTTATCCATGATAACCTTAGGGAAAGCACCATGCCCACTAACCGAGAAAACTTCTTGAATCTCGAGGGGGTACTGTTTGATAAATGAGTTCAGATAACTTTTATCCTCTAATTTATCTAGCGTGTCCCGGGTCTTCAATATCCATTCGGTTGCAGCTTTCTCATCGCTATACCCATTGGGACAGAAGTTTAGAATGCGCCCTGTCTCCTTGCCATTCGCATCGAGCTCCGGGGCTTCCATGATTCCTTGGTTACCAGGAAGAAAGATAGTAAGAATCTTTAGAGCATCAGCATTATCCCACAACGTCTTAGCTAACTTCTGTCCGATAGATGTAGCTTCACCGGCACTACCACCGATTACAATCGGGGCTACCTTGATAAAGCCAGATTTCGTACTAGCTTGAGCTGATTTGTAAACCTGGTCAGCCTTAGGATGCAGCATACACTCGTCAATGAAAATGTGCATGGCACGATATGCCTCAAACGCTGTAGGAGTATCGACAGTTTCTTTTGTAATAATCTGGGAGTCCAAGCCGGTAACAGAACCTGTCTTAGTATCTCTTCTGCCGAGGTGCAGATAACCTTCCTGTCGAGTCGATACGATACCGGGCTTGGCATACTCATCGAACTCGTCATATACTACACGAGTCTTATCTTTAAATAAAGCTGTCAGACGCTGTTTATCGGCAGAAGTAATTAGAGATGTTGAACCCGGATTGGTCATTGCAATCCATAGTGGTATAATGCCACCAAACACAAACGAGAGACCAACTTCTCGCCTTTTAGTTACAAACAAATCATGGTTGGTTCTACGGGCTTCCATATAACCCTCGTAGATCAGCTCATCTATATCTCGCCAGACCGGTCTCTTTTTGAAACCCCTGGCATCTTTTACAAAGCCTTGAGTCAGAGCAAAGTAATGAGGTCCGGTTAGCCCGAAGCGACCATTGATCCAATACTCACGTTCTTGTGCCCACCATTTATCCTTCTCAGATTTGGTTGCGTTGGGGCTCAGACCATACTTGGCAAACCATTCATCATATACAAATTTACTCTTCTTCATTTGCGGCTTTTAACCCTGTCCAGGAATGAAGCATCATCATCTTCTTTCTGTTCCTCAGGGTATGCTTCTAGCTTTGCAAGTTTTAAACTTTTATTAATTTTATCTCCTGCCTGGAGCAGTTGAAACAGACCTTTCTGATAAGCATCATCTAGATCCAAACTCTTATCCTTAACGGAGTCCATTAATTGTTTCGAGGCCGACACAAGAGTCGCATAGAAATCCTTAGCAGGATCAAAATCTTGCAGTTTAAGTCTTTCAATCGCATCGTCTTCACTCAGCTTATTTACTCTTAGGAACTCCGAGAGTTTTTCTAAGTTCACTGATTCTTCTTTTTTGTTCTTCAATTTCTTTCTGAGCTTTGTTTGCCTCGATAGGATTATCAATGGCGGTGTAATACTCCCACCATGACATTAACTTCTGAAGTTTGATAACTTCTTCTTCGATTACTTGTTTATTGCTTTTAGCCATTGTTGTAAGTCAAAATTAATTAAGTCTCCTTCTTCTACATTATATCCAAGGGACTGATAAAATCGTACCAAATTTGATAATGTCAGCAGCTGATCTACTGTTGCTGTATTGCATATCCGGTATTCCTCGTCCACACCACCAATCAAGGCGATGTGTATATCTGAGGCCGAAGGAATAAGAACGTGCATATAGCCTTGTTCAGTAATACAATGCGTAAAGAAGGGTGTTCTTCCCAGACCTCCGATATGGAATGTCTCAGTAGATAACCTTGTTCTTGCCTTTTCATGGGCATGGACCTCGCTGGGTCTCAGTGTAGGTTTTGAATATGTCCAATAGATTTTCACCTTTTATATTTAATTTTCAGTAGTATCAGATAACCGATTAAATCGGTAATTGTATCTTCTGTTTCATCTTCCTGTAGGTTTTTTAATCTATTCAGTTTATCATCTATTCTTACTTTCAATTGTTCTGTGGCATCGCTCTTAGCAAAAATACGCACAGGATTCAATGCTGAATCTCCATACTTACGGTTCTTCTCTAGCAGCAACTGCTTAATTTCATTACAAGTGTTTTCGATTTCTATTTGAGTATTCATAATTCTTCTGGTGGCACAAATATACATAATTCTTTTGGAACACGATAAAAAACATCTGTACGTTTTCTGTATTGTGTATTTATCCTTAGAATTTGTTTATACTTTTCTTGAAATATAATATTGCTATCGCACATTAGTATAGCTTTGGTCTCAGTACATATAATTACATACCAGAACTGCTCATCTTTCCATTTCTCTTTTCGCTGCAAAAAGGAAACAGTATCAAAGTTGAAGTCTTCCATATTGGTCCACGGTCTGAGAGATTTCATCTCCACTTCCCACCGGTACACTTTGCCGTCTTTCTCAGAGAATAGATCAATACCATACTTATCCTCATTCTCTTGAATGTGATGGCCTTTTTTGACTAGGAATGCTTTTAATAATTCCTTGCCTTGGTTGTCGCTTTTATCGAAAAGCGTTTGAACAAAATTCATCTACGAGATATAAATACGGTTGTAATTACGCCTGTAGTAAAGGCGATTAATATGACAATCCAATTCCACTTCTTTGTCTCTACCACACGCCCGGCAGTTTTAACTTC